AGCTATATTAAGCAGATTGAGACAATGAAGGTTAGACGACCTAATAGATACAAGCATACAATAGAAGGTAGTTGGCTAGATAAAGCTGAAGGTGTTATATTTAGTGACTGGAGTATAGGAGAATTTCAACAAGTAGGTAAAGTTGTTTATGGTCAAGATTATGGTTTTAGCAATGACCCAAGCACATTAGTTAAAACAAGCATAGACAAAGAGAACAAAGTTATTTATATACAACTATGTTTTTACCAAACTAAATTAACTACAAGTGAGATAGCAGTATTAAATAAAAAGTTTGCAGCAGATAATTTAATAGTTGGTGATTCAGCAGAACCAAGATTAATTACAGAACTAAGTAGGGATTGTAATGTTGTGCCAGCTATTAAAGGTCAAGGTTCAATTACCTTTGGTATTAGTTTACTACAAGATTATGATTTAGTAATAACTGAAGATAGCACAGATTTAATAAAAGAGTTTAACAACTATTGTTGGTTAGAAAAGAAATCACAAACACCAGTAGATAATTTTAATCACGCTATTGATGCGTTGAGGTATGCAGTTAGTTACCAATTACAGAATCCAAACTTAGGAGAATATCACTTATATTGAAGCCACGCTTAAGCCACCCTCAAGCATTTAGATAAGATAAGAAAAGATAAGATATATAAAGAAAAATAAAAAAAAGTTTAAAAAAGTTTTGTAGTTTATAAATATATTTATATATTAGCATTGTAATTAATTAAAACCAAAACAATGAAATTAGTAAAAGAACATAGCAGATTAACTCAAATAAAAGAAGGTAATAAAATTATATTTAAAGTTTTACAATCAAAAAGTGGTAAAAATTTTCATAGTATGTATAAAGGTGGTTGGGGTATAGTTTCTTATTGTAATTCTTTTGAAGAATGTATAGAAAAAACATTTGAAAAATTACATATTATAAACGAAGATTTTAAAAATAGATTAATTACATTATAAATAAAAATACTAAGAGCCAGCCGATGTATGTTAGCGTAAGTGCTCAAATAATTAGAAGCTACTGTAACAGGTAGCTTTTTTTTATTATATTTAACTATAATTTAAAACAACTTTACTAAATACGTTTAGTTAAAGCTACATTTAAAATTTATGTTTCGGTTAAAGTAGGTAGTCGGCAAATGAGCGTTACCTACTTTTTTTTATATTTGTATATAACGATTCACTAATTTAAACGTTTATATATAAAATGAAGTTAACTATTAACATACCAGAAACACTTAATGAAGTTACTTTAAAGCAATACCAAAAGTGGTTAAAGATTGCTGATGGTAAAGAACTGGATTCATTTCTACAGCAGAAGATGGTAGAGATATTTTGTAATATACCACTTAAGAATGTATTACAAATTAAAGCTACTGATATCAATAACATCTGCCAAGAACTATCAAAGCTATTTAATACAGAACCTAAATTTATAGATAGGTTTACAATGAATGATAAAGAGTTTGGATTTATACCTAAACTTGATGATATTTCATTTGGTGAATATGTAGATTTAGATACTTACCTTGCTGATTGGGAGCAGATGAATAAAGCAATAGGTGTTTTATTTAGACCAATAACATACAAAAAGAAGAAACAGTATTTAATAGAAGATTACGAAAGTGCAGATAAATACGATATGACAGAAACAACTTTAGATATTGTATTTGGTTCGCTTGTTTTTTTTTACAGTTTAAAGAACGAATTACAGAAAACTATCCTGAATTATTTAGCAACTCAGAAGGAGATAGAGCTACCTCAGCATCTGCAGGATTCTCTGCTAAATGGGGCTGGTATCAATCTATCTACGGACTTACTAATGGAAACATTCTCAAATACAATGAAATTACCAAATCAAAACTCCACACCTGTTTAATGCACTTAGCATTTGAAAAAGATAAATATGAATTAGAACAACAAATATTAAAAAGAAATCAAAGATGACAAAAGACGATATATTAGAAGAACTAACAGAACGTGATCTATTAATTGAAAATGAACACATTATTTTAGTAGATGGATTTGAAGAAGCGTTTTTAGGTATTACAGCTAACAATCCAGTTCAAGCAATATACGACTATTGGATATGTTTAGATTTATTAATACAAAGAGATAATATGGATTTTGATAATGCTATTGATGACTTAGATGAATTTATTAATCAAGATTTAGGTGAACACACACCAAGATATATAAAAATAGTATGAACAGTTTTTACAACATAATAGATAAAATAAAAGAAGTAATTGTTGCTGAACCATTTAATAATGAAATTACGTTTGGTGATATAGCTGATATTGATTTAAAAAAACAGAGTTTGTTTCCGTTGTCACACGTAATGATTAACAATAGTACAATAAACAACAATTATGTAACTTTCAATATTACTATCTTCTTTATGGATTTAGTAGATATTAGCAATGAACAAGTAACAGATTTATATAGAGGCAATGACAATAGACAAGATATATTAAATACTCAGTTAGCATTAGCGACAAGAGTTATTAGAGTTTTACAAAAGAGTGATTTATACAAAGATAAATTTGAATTAATTAATCCAGCTACTTGTGAACCTTTCACAGAAAGGTTTGATAATATGCTTGCTGGTTGGGCAGTTACTTTTGATGCTGGTACTAATGATGAAATGACTTACTGTTAATGAGTGAATTTAAAAAGGCATTAGAGAGATACGCTAAGTTTGTAATTAAAAAGTCTAGAGAGAACTTACAAAAAGGTGGTAGATATGGCACACACAACAAATCTAATGCATTATCTAGAAGTCTTGAGTATAGAATAAAAGGTGATAAAGTTTCTTTTCTTAGTGAAGATTATGGAGAGTATTTAGACAAAGGTGTTAAAGGTGCAAAATCAACATATCCAGAAAGCATTGCAAGTCCATTTAGATACACAAGTAAAAGACCACCAAGTTCTGTATTTGACAAGTGGAGTGTTAAATCTAGAATAGCACCAAGAGATAGTAAAGGAAGATTTATTAAAAGAAAATCACTTAATTATATAATAGCAAATAGTATATATAGAAAAGGAATTAGAGCAACAATGTTTTTCACGAAACCATTTGAAGAAGCATTACCATTATTTGAAGATGAATTTTTAGAAGGTTTTTTAAATGATAATTTAGAAATAGAATGAGTACAATAATAAGGACAAGAAGTCCATTTTTTATAAGAACACCACAAGAAACAGATGTTAACCTTAGTTACTTTCAAATTAATATAACTATTAAAGGTGGTGAGTTATTAGCTGCTGCGTGTCCAACAAATTTAGGTACATACAGTTTACAAAAGAAACCATTAGGCACAGAGGATTCTGTTTCATTTGATATTAGTGAATTAGTAAATGATTTTATAGAACAAAAGTTTGTTAGTAATACACCAACTGGTTATGATATTTCAGCAGATACACAGTCAGTATGGGTAAGAGTTTTTACTTCAGCTAGAGAAAGTGATGGCACATTAATAGGTACTGAAACAACAACGAATTACTTAGCTCAAGAGGGTTATAATGATTTTAAAGATGGTGTAAACTATACAACAGAACCTATTGCAATGATTAGTGGTTCTTACATACAGTATAACAAAGGAGACTATATTTATTTACCAGTAAATGCAGAAAGAGTTGTTAGTGTAACATTTAAAAATAATGGTTCTACTATATCAACTTATGGTGTTTTAGATGATGGAGATGCAAACCAAAAAATTGATTATGCTTCTAATACACAATTATCACAAGAATTAGATGAAGCAGTTGTTCAATATGATACTAATTTAACAACAAGTATAACACTAAAACAAATTGAAGAATGTAAATATCCAGTTCATAAAATTGTTTTCTTAAATAGGTGGGGAGCTTTTCAAGATTTGTATTTCTTTAAAAAATCAACAGAAACTTTAGATAGCAGAAGTGAGAATTTTCAATCAAGTATATTTAAAGCAAGGTCTGTTAGTTACAGCATTAAAGAAGAAGTATGTACAG